CGCAATCATCCAAGCTCACCATTCAAAAATTTCTTCCATTTTATAGCATTACCAACATTAAAAGAATGACCCATAACAGATTTAACTATCTCTGTTATTAAGTTAAGTTTTTCTTCTTGCGCTTTTACTTTTAAATAAAGTGCATTTAAATCTGTATCTGCATCAAGAAACTTATCAACATCTGCTTTTAATATATTTAAATTAAAAGGCTTTTCTTCATATACTTGTGGGTCAGCTTTTCCTGTATAATATAACCATTTATCACGTTTTAAAACTTTATACTCTACTTTAAAATAATCTAATGCAAGTCTTTCATCATATATTAAAGACAAATACTTTGCGTGTAATTCTGGTATAGAAAGCGAAGAGGTGTCCATATGACTTTCTTCTTTTAAGAAAGTTACATCTTTGTCAATCATTTCTTTTAATTCTTCAATTTTCATACTTTAAAGTATAACAAAAAAAATTGCAATATACAAGGAACAAGTTAGGTAATTTTGTCGATAGAAAATGAGCCAGAATAAGCAAATGTAGCATCAACTACAATAGGCTCTAATGTTGTGGCTGCAGTATCAAGCTCAATACTCCCTAATGATACAGGAAAAGCCTCTCTGAATACTACACTATAATTGGGGTTGGATTTATTGGTTTCTAGTATAAGATTCATATCTGATGTTGTTGTCTCATTCGCCGCAAAATTTAATGCGCTGTCTTTTAGATTATACTGTTTATGATTATCTGGAAATCCCAGAGAAATAAGCCAATCATATATTTCTAAATAATTGGACAAATCTTCACTTACATAAAAATTCATAGTCATTTGTTCAAATGTAAGCTTATCTCCTGGAAAATTAACATCTGAAAATGGTGTAGTTTGAAGAGCTATACCAAGATTCATAGCTGGTATATTAACTCTTTGACAAAAGAAGTTTACATTAGGTAGCCTTGTAAAGTTCGTTTGAAAAGATACTACATTTAATTGATTTAATTCTTTTGGTTTTAAAGCCATTTCATATACTCTAATTAATTAGTTAATATATATATTTATAATACTTGATCCAACCGACATACAAACAATAACACAAAAAAAAGCCCAATACAAGGAAAAAGTTAAGAAAAAATGAATCCTCGTCTATTTAAGGCTACTCTATTAACTTGATGTTCTTTTTGTATATCTTCTTTAGATTGACCATTATATTCAACAGCCAGATTTTCTTCAATCATTTGTTGATTTAAGTTATTTCCATCAACAATGATCTCGCCAAGTATTCTTCCAAATTTGCCTTTTTTGTCTAAATGTGTTTTAAGGGTTATATAAGAACCTTTGGGACAATGTTTCTGCAAAAACGCTGCAGATAGTTTACCATAATATTTTTCTTCTTGATCTCTGGTACGAGATTCGGGAGTGTCGATTCCATATAAACGGATTCTTTGTTTTGCTAGAATAATATCAAATCCTAAATCAATATCAACATCAATGGTATCACCATCAATTATCTTTACAACTTTAGATTTATATTCGTGCATAATAACTCCAAAAAAAAAAGAGGGACAGGGAAATCCCCGTCCCTCTAATTAGTTCAAAACTGAAATTACATCAAGTTATCAATTTTAACCCTTCTGTAATATTGGTTTTTACCCCAATCGGTTGTACCACCAGTTGTGAAATCAACTTCGCCACCACCGTTTACGAAAGGATTTTTCACCATTCCGTAACGAGTTTTGAAACCGATTTTTGGTTGGAATGTGTTTTCACCCATCGCACGAACCATTTGTAGAGGAACGTAAGGACAGTAGAAAAGGCCTGCATCATAAGCAGATGCACCTTTGTAACCAACCAAGTAGAACTGACCAACATCACCTGTGTAGTAAGGATCAACGTAAACTTTCATTCCGTTCATCATACCAGCATATGTTGACATTGTATCGTCTGTATTCACCGCATGACCTGCTTCCAACATACCTGCCATAGCCATTGCGGATGCAACGTCAGCAGAACAGATCATAAAGTTAGCTTTACCGCGTCGTGTGTCGTGTCCAACTTCGTTACGATCACGCTCGATTTGATACATCAAACCTTTGAACTTCTCAACAGACCAACGACCGTTAGAGTCTGTATCAAGATTAAATGTACCAGGAGTTTGAACATTATACTTCGCACCATCTTTTGCACAATAATAAATTGTGCGGACAACTTCACGGTTGATCTCTTGCAGAATTTCAGTTGACAAGATATTTGCCAATTCTGTTTCAGCATCAAGACCATGAACTGCTTTCAAGTCTTGAGCCAACTCCGTAGAGTATTCAGCTTTCAGAGCTCGAGATTTTGCAGTTACGGAAGTTTTCTCAATGGTGAATGCCATTTCTGCGAATGATCCATCACCACCATCAGGACCGCCAAGTTTTTCAGCAGCTTCCGTGGTCATACCGAGACCTGTTTTCCAAGAATCGTTAGCAGAGAAAGGATTGTTTGTGCTATCCGTTGTTGTATGTGTACCAGTACCAGAATGTTCTGTATGAGCTTCGTCTGCACCTGTACCAGCTGCACCAAATGCTTCTCCACCTGGATTACCTTCTTGATTACTATATTGAGCTTTCATAGCAAAAATCAAACCAGTAGGACCGGTCATAGGCTGAACACCACAAATGTCATAAGCGATCATTTGAGGCATAGAGCGACGAACCAGACCCATCAAGATAGGATCCCAAATATCAACACCACCGGCTGTGTTTAGATTTTCAGCACCAGCACCGCCCATGTGATTAGTAGGAGCTGCTTCTTGAAGAAACTTCTCCTGATTTTCCAACAAACGCAATGTTACATCGCGTCTATAAGCGTCTTTAATTTCTGGAAGATCAGCATGTTCCATTACAGGCTTCCACTTCTCAGAAAGTTGTTCTGACATATACATATTACTACTCCTTTAAAATTTGTTTAATTAATTTAAGTCTAAATCACTTTCCCATTATTTTTTAGATAAATTAGAAATTGCTTTCATTACACTATCCATTCTACCATCACCTTGTCCATCTACAACTGGATTATTTGTACCAGCAGTTTTCTTATTATCAACAACTTCATCTTTTTTATCTGATTTGAAATAGCTATTCTTGATAGTATTCAATTTTTCTGCATATTGTTCATCAGCGTCGTAATCAACGTCCTCTACCAATTCTTTAAACTTTTCAACATCAGTATCGACCATTCCTTCTGCAACGGTCTGGAAAATAGAAGCAGCCTTATATGTATTTAATTCTTTCACGGTATCCATGTGCTTCTGGGTTTGTGCGTCTAGTTTTTCTTCGAGCTCTTTGTTCTCGACTACTAGACTTTCAAAAACATCTTCTTTTTCTTCTGGAACATCAATGTAATGATCTTCCAATAGTTTTTTCAAACCAGCAACAAGGCTTTCTGTAACTTCGTTACGAACACCATGTTCAACTGCCAGTTTGTTTTCTTCCATCCACTCTTTAGCAGCATAATTGAGGTATTTATCCATATTCTCAGTCATTTCTGTCTGCATAGATTCAATACGCTCGTCTTGCTCTTTCTTAGATTCTTCTCTAATCTGTTTGCGAATTTTTGCAATTTTAGATTTAACAGCAGCTTCAAAGATTGTAGCAGCTTTAGTTTTGAACTCCTCAGAAAGTTCTTCACCATTAATGAGAGCAGCAACATCTTCCTCTACATTAACTTCGATTTCTTCTTTCTTAGATTCTTCTTCAGCTTCTTCCTCTTCTTCTTCTTCTTTTACTTCATCCTCTTTATCATCTTCTTTGGATTCAGCTTTTGCAGATGCTTTAGAAGGTTTTGTTTTATTTTCTTTTGATTTTTTTGTTCCACCTTCTCCATCAGGCTCAGAATCTTCACGACCTTCTTCATCATCAATTTCAGGCATACCTAATTCTTTATTAGCCGTCTTTCCAGCACCTTCTTCAATCTTTTTCTCAATATCACTATCTTCCATCATCTCTGCTTCTTCAACTTGTCCATTTTCTTCAGCCATTTTAATAGCTCCTTATTTAAATTAAAATTAAACTTATAAACCACCCATGAATTTCTTGAATAGTTCAATCTTCTTTTGTTCAAGTCTAAACTTTACAGTATCTCTAATTTCCTGTTGAATATCATATTCAACTTCACCTGTTAAACTAAACTCTTTTCCTTCCATGATGCCATTAACAAATGCGTCAGGGGCACTTGGATCAGAAACAATATCAACGGTAGAAAGAATAAAGTCGTCTTGAACTTCATTCACACCCTTTTTATTTGTTTTTACAGAACCAAGCCCTCTTGAACTCACACCTAAACGAACACCAGACTCAAGAAGATTTTTTACAATCTTTCCATTCGGTGTGTCAATAATTTTTGCTTTTCCAACAAAATTTTTACCATCTTCCATTAATTCTGTGATTACATGAGAAACACGATCAAGATTAATTGTTGGCCCCATTGGATGGCCAAGTTCGCCCAATGCTCGATCTTGTTTCACAAATTTATTATTAAATTCTTTTACTTGTTTTTGAAGAACAGAAAAAGGATATACTCTGCCATTCTGATTCTTAATATCAGATTGCATAAAGATACCTTTAATATATTGTTGTTTATCTTTACCTTCAACAATATATTCTACATCACTTGTATGTTCTGTTATTAGTTTCATTTATTTCTCCTTTTTTTCAGCTTCCTTTTTCTCAGGTTCTTTTTTTTCAGCTTCGGGCTCTTTCTTTTGATGAACAACATATTTAAATGCGTTTTTAAAATCATCAATCGCAGCGTATGCTTTATCTCTCATTAAATTAGCAAAATCTGCATTAGCCCTAGAAAATTTTTTATCAAGAACATTCTGTACTATGTTGGCCTTTAGATCATCACTCATTGTCAATCCTTTCTTCTAATATAAATGAATCATCATTTATTTTTTCTCTTAATAAACTTTCATCAATCTTAAACTCAATAGAAGCTTCTAAAATTGATTTGTTAATTCTTTCAATCCCATACATATCTGTAAGTTTAAAAGCATACCGAATTGCCTCATTTATTTTTTCTGAATCCTCTGAAGCAACTTTATTCTTTAAATTATTTAAAAAACTAGATTTAGAAATACTCATTATTTAATCACCTGTATCTTGAAAATCCAATAAATCAGGATTAATTGTTGCATCATCTGGCTCAACACCAGTTTCATCCTTAATCTGTTTATCAATCTCAGCGATTTCATCTTCAGATTGTCGGAGAACATTTTTCCTAACCCATTCGTTAGAAAAGTATTTTCCAATGTATTCATCCAATGATGAAAGAACTTCCAAACGCTCTCTAAGAATTTCATTTTG